GTGATTCAGGTGGTATGAACTGGAAAATGGATCAAAACGTTGTTTCACAACAATTTGGTTCATACGCTTCAGCAGTATTATCATGCAACGTAACAACAGCAACAGGTTTCTTGACAAGTGGTTGGGCTCAAAGCTCAAACATCACTATTGCAGCTACTTCAGCAGCTAGTGCTTCATTAAACCAAGGTGATGTTATTACTATCGCTGGTGTATATGCAGTTAACCCACAAAACCGTCAAGCTTATGGTTCTAACAAGCTCCGTAACTTCGTTGTTAACTCACCTGTAACTATTTCTTCATCAGGTTCAGCTACTGTAAACGTTTCACCAGCAGTTATTACTGCAGGTCAATTCCAAAACGTATCAGTAACTTCAACTGGTTCACAAGCAGTTACACCATTTAACAATACTGGTACTGTTTCACCACAAAACATCATTATGCACAAAAATGCGTTCACATTAGCAGTAGCTGATCTTGAGTTACCTGATGGTGTTCATTTCGCAGGTCGTGCATCTGACAAAGAAATTGGTCTTTCAATGCGTGTTGTTCGTCAATACACAATTAATAATGACTCAATTCCTACACGTCTTGATGTTCTTTACGGTTGGGCTCCACTCTACCCAGAGTTAGCTTGCCGAGTAGCAGCTTAGGTTATATAACAGACAGGGGGGAGTAAAATCCCCTCTATTTAGAAAACAAAAAGAGGAAAATTTATTATGGCGAATCCAGGCCCAGCAAGTACCGTTGCAGCGCACCCATCCCAATTAGGCACTAATCAAGCTAATCGCTTATTAGCTGTCTACAAAGGTTTAAGCACAGCTGCAGCACAAGACTTTAACCTACCTATTATCAATTCAACTACATATTCTGTTCAACAAATTGTAGTTGCAAATGCTAATAACGCAGGTACAAGTGCAGACGTTCACACAGTCGTATTTGGTTTATATACTGCTCCATCACAAGGTGGTACAGCTATTTACACAGCGGCAGCTTTAACAGGCGTAACAGGCAACACAGTTACTGATGTTATCAGCCCAACTACAACTGCGGCTCAAACTGCTCAAAACCTTTATGTAAACATTTCAACACCATTTGTTACAGCAACTGTTGATGTTTATGTATTTGGTTACGACTTAAGCTAGTAACAAAAAATATAGAGGCGGAAGTCACTTTAATTGGTGGCTTCCCATCTATTTAATATATAATTACACAACTAGAGTTTTCTAGTTTTCTTTGCAAAGGAAAATCAAATGTCATCAACAACAATCACTCGTGGTAATGCACACGAAACGTTTTATATATCAGCTTCATTAGCTCCAAGCGCTGTATCTTCAACATCATCTAACCAAACATTTACTGTAGCTGGTTTACAAACAACAGATATTATAATTCCTGTTGGTTATGTAGGCACACAAACAGCAGGTATTGCTTATGCTGAAGCAGAATGTTCTGCAGCTAATACACTTCAAATTCAATTTATTAATACATCAGGTTCTAGTGCAACTCCTGCTACTGGTAACTATGTATTACAAATTGTAAGAGCTGAAGGTCCATTACCTACTAACGCAGTTTAAGGATAAATCATGGCAAATACTTCAGTAATCCGTTTAGCTGGCCCTACAACGACATTAACAGTAACAACTTCACAACATAGTGCTGTTACTATTAATGATTCGACTAACGACCAAGTAAACTATGCAGCATTTTTAAATGCAGGCGCTTATCCATGTGCAGTAAAGTTCACACCAGGCACAGCAAGTGCTGCGGCTAATGCAGTATTTGCTACTGATGGGAATACAGGTGACTTTGTATTACCTGCAATTATGGAAACTCCTGTAGTGTTGGCAGTTCCAACAACACCTTTTTATTTAACAGCAATTGCGTCAGGCGGCACAACAGCTTTATACGTTACACCAGTAGCTGACCAATCTTAAAGGAAATTAGATGTCTGATCCTGCAAAGACGATAGATCAGAATATTCTGCCTGTTCAGGCGTTATTCAATCTAGATAATAGTTTTAATACATTTATCGGGCAGGGTCAGCCTTTCTACGCTACCGTTAATCCTATTCAATCAGGTTTAACAATTATTAATAGCACGATTGATAGCACGACTATTGGTGCTAATGTTCCATCAACAGGCGTTTTTACCAATATATCGACCACCACAGGTCAAATATCAACAACTCCTTCCGGCGCAACAGATATTGTTAATAAACAATATGTAGATTATTTTGCTGCAGGATTATCATGGAAACAACCTGCTGCAGTAGGTACAACCGCTAATATCACGCTTTCAGGCCTACAAACGATTGATGGCTATACTACATTAGCTGGTGATCGCGTTTTAGTTAAGAATCAAACAAATCCAGCACAAAATGGTATTTATATCGCATCAACAACAGCATGGACTTATGCTTTAGATGCAAATACATGGGATAAATATATTGGAGCCGTTATTTTTGTGGATAACGGATCATATTTAGTAGGTTCTGCATGGTATTCAACTGCTCAAAAAGGCGGAACATTAGGCACAACACCATTAAATTGGTCTAATTTAGCCTTTTCTTCAACTTATACAGCAGGAACAGGCCTTACTTTAACAGGCACACAATTTTCTATTACAAATACAGGTGTTTCAGCAGGTTCTTATGGATCAGCTTCAACAGTCCCAACTTATACAGTAAATGCACAAGGTCAATTAACTTCTGCGTCTAATACAACAATAGCAATTGCTAATACACAAGTGTCAGGATTAGGCACTTTAAGCACTCAAAACGCTAATTCTGTATCAATTACAGGCGGAAGTATCAATGGAACTACGATTGGAGCTTCTACCCCATCTACAGGCGCTTTTACGACCCTTGGTGGCACAACTATTACTGCTTCAACACAATTTACTGGCCCAGGTACAGGTTTAACAGGAACTGCGACAACATTAAATATTGGTGGAAACGCTGCAACTGCAACTTTTGCCACATCAGCAGGTTCAGCTACGACTGCTACAACTGCGACTAATTTAGCAGGCGGCGCGTCTAATTACTTACCATATCAATCTGCATCTAATACAACGTCATTTTTAGCACCTAGCACAGGTGTTTTACAATCAAATAGCGGATTGGCATGGACTACAACACCCACATTAACAGGAACTAACTTTAGCGGTATTCCTAATAGCGCTTTATTAAATTCTAGTATTACCATAGGTTCTACATCTATATCTTTAGGTTCTACTGCCTCAACGCTAACTAGCGTAACAATGGCAACGCCTACAATTTCTAGTTATGAAACTTATACAGCAACTTCAGCTCCAAGCTATAACGCAGGTCGTTTATGGTATGACAGCACTCAAAATGCTTTAGCTTATTACAACGATGTCACAAACAATACATTACATATTGGCGAAGAAATACAATTAAAAGTTTATAACAATACAGGTTCTACAATTAACGTAGGTCAGCCTGTATATGTTACATCTACAAGTAGTGGATTTACTTACCCTAATGTAGCTTTAGCTATTGCTAGTAGTTTAACAACAGGAAATGTTATAGGTTTAGCAAATCAAGCCATTCCTACAGGAACAGCAGGTTATGTTACAACTATTGGTTTAGTTCAAGGCGTAAATACTGGAAGCTATACAGTAGGCGATACTTTATATTTATCTCCATATTCTGCTGGTTTTTATCAAAATACAATTCCACCAACAGGCTATGCAATTAAGTTAGGAACTGTAGCTTATGTAAATTCAAGCAATGGAGCAATTTACGTTAATAAAAGTATTTTAACTGTTCAAGCAGGAAACATTGTAGGCCAAGTGCCTTTAGCCAATGGCGGAACAAATGCTAATTTAACTGCTGTATCAGGTGGTGTATTATATTCAGGTGCATCATCTTTAGCAATTACTGCAGCAGGTACAACAGGTCAATTTTTAACATCTAATGGATCAGGAGCACCAACTTGGACTACTTCATCTGCATCTGTAGGCGTATCTGATAATACTTCAAGCACATCTACTTTTTATCCATTATTTTCACCAAGCACAAGTGGTTCAACATCCACATTTAATACAAGCTCTACTAATTTACAATACATTCCATCTTCAGGCACGTTATCAGCTTTAATATTTAGTGGCGCAGGAACAGGATTAACCGGCACAGCATCTAGTTTATCTATTGGTGGAAACGCAGCAACAGCAACAAAATCTACTAATTTATCAGGTGGTTTAGCTGGATATTTACCTTATCAATCTGCGGCCGATACAACAACATTCTTAACACCTGGCACAAATGGATATATTTTAACTTTAGCTTCAGGATTGCCTACATGGGCTGCTGCACCTACAACAGGCGTTAATATTGTTGACGATACATCATCAGCAACAGCTTATTATCCATTATTTGCAAGAGTAACAACTGGAACAATAACAACAGAATATACAAGCTCCACTAATTTAACTTATACACCATCTTCAGGAACATTAACTGTTTCTGGAAAAATAGGTATTGGTACTACTCCAGCATATAAACTAGATGTAGTATCTACAGCATTTATTGGAAGTCGTTTAGCACCATCAACAACAACCAATGGTGTTTCACAAATATACTCAAATACTGGCGGAACATTTTATTTTGGTATAGATTCTAGTACAGGTGCTAATTTTGGTGCTGCTTATGGTGCTTTTTTATGGCATTCTGGAGCATATCCAATGCTATTTGGTACATCTAATACAGAACGTATGCGTATATTTAGTTCTGGTGGTGTATCTATAAACAACACTACAGATCCAGGCGCAGGTAATTTATCAGTTACAGGTACTATTGCATCATCTAGCACAGTTACAGGAACACAATTAATATCTACTATAGCTACAGGAACAGCACCATTAACTGTAACATCTACAACAAACGTAGCTAACTTAAATGCTTCATCATTAAACGGTGCAACTTTTGCAGCTCCAGGTGCTATTGGTGGTGGAACAGCATCATCAGGTACATTTACAACACTTTCTGCTTCTAGCACAATTACAGGCGCAAGTTTAATTCCTAGCGGATCAAGTGCGCCTACTAATGGATTATTTTTACCTACTACTAATACTATAGCATTAAGTACAAATAGTACAGAACGTATGCGTATAGACTCTGCTGGTAATGTAGGGATTGGTACTACTACACCAGCTAATAAATTTGAAGTGTTTGGTAATAGTGTTAGAAATACAGCAAGAGCTAGTTCAACTGCTGGTTTTGTTCTAATTGAAGCTCAAGCATCTGATTATTGGTCAACTCCAACATATACAGGAACTTCTTTATTACAATATGGTTCTACTGCAACAGGAACAACTGTTGGTTTATCTAATGCTGGTTTAGGTAGTTTAGCATTTCAAAACGGAACAGCAGGGTTAATTTACACCAATGGTAGTACTCCGTTAATATTTGGTACTACTTTAGCAGAACGCATGAGAATAGACTCTGCAGGTAATGTAGGGATTGGTACAACTAGCCCAAGTACTTATGGTAAATTAGCTATTGCTTTATCTAATGCAGCTTCTACTACTACTAATGGTATTGCTATGCAAGCATTATCTGCACAAGATGCCTCATCATTAAGAATATCTGGGTATGGATATGCTGGTAGACAACAAACAGCCATTGATTTCCTTCAAAATTCAGGAACAAACTGGAATTCTCAAATAGTATTTTCCACAGATACTGGAACTGGTATTACAGAGAAAATGCGTATTGATAACGCAGGTAATGTAGGAATTGGTACTACGAGTCCTAGTAGTTATGGTAAATTTGCAGTTGTAGCTTCTTCTGGTTCAACAGCTTTTTCTTTAGCTACTACAGCAGGAAATTATCTTACATCTACAATTACAGATAGCGGTGCAGTGACATTAGTAAATTACGCAATAAATAATACTGTTTTTAATGTTGGCACAACTTCAGCAACCCCATTAGCATTAATTACCAACAATACAGAACGTATGCGTATAGACTCTGCTGGTAATACTTATATTGAATCAGGACTTTTATGGCAATATGCACCAGCACCTACATCTATATCAGCAGTAACAACTTTAACTGTAGCTCAATTACAAACAGATATAATTAACACAACAGGTACTTCTTATACAGTAACTTTACCTACAGGAACTGCTATTGATGCTGGATTTACTAGCGTACCTACTACTAATATTGGTTTTGATTTCCATATTGTAAACACAGCTTCAGGTACAATTACAATGGCTGTAAATACAGGTGTGACATCTGTAGGTACTTTAACAGTAGCAACAGGTGTATCAGCACACTTTAGATTAAGAAGAACTGCAGCAAACACATACATTATGTATAGATTAAGTTAATAAAGGAAAAATATTATGGCAATTACTAACACATGGAACGTAGTATCAATGGACTCATATCCTGAAAAGGATAATCAAAAAGATGTAGTATTTACAGTTCATTGGACTTTAACAGCTACAGATGGCACTTATAACGGATCAGTTTATGGTTCAGTAGGCATAACACTTAATTCAAGTGAATCTTTTATTCCTTATGCTAACTTAACTTTAGATGAAGTTGTAGGTTGGGTAAAAGAAGCATTGGGCGCAGAACAAGTAGCAGAATATGAAGCTAATGTTGCACAACAAATTGCAATTCAAATTAACCCACCGGTTGTAGTATTACCTTTACCATGGACTACACCAACATCTGTTTAACTTATAGATTATTAAAAAAGAAAATAATATGGCAAATCATACTTGGAAAATAAAAGAAATTTCTACAGATGGCGATTTAATTATTCATGCTAAATACCA